ATTATCTTAGAATGCCAAAGGACTGCTCACAAATACTTTCTGTAGGAATACGAAACATAGATGAAGCAGGTAGTGGTAGAGGTAATGCATTAGGACATGCTTACGAACTTACACGTAAAAGAGATGAAGAATTAGACTTACGAATTGACATGACAGGAACACCAGTCAATTGGGTTCCATACGACATGGAGCCAAATGGTATCCAAGACGCAACAAGATACACACCTCGTGCAATCAGAGACTTTACAGTTACAACAACTGGTTTGACACCTGGATGGCCGGCAGGAACTTATGAATTCAAAATGAGTTATGTATGGCGTGGTGTAGAAAGTCAATTATCAGACCCATTTGAATTGACAATTGGAACAAATCAAATACCTGTATTCAATACAAATGATACAACATCACAAGGTGTTTTTGGACGCCGTAAAAAGTTTTATGTCAGACTAAAATCAGTAACTGGTAAAGATGGTGCTACTACATTTAGTGAAGACTTTTACAGAGACTTATCACAAGTTTTTATTGATAGCAATCCTATTACAGCTTTTCCATACGTCCAAATCGATGATGACAATACAGCATTTACATGGCCAATGACATCAGTTGACATGTCAGCATTGGAAGACTTGATGAACATACCAAGAGCCAAACCAGACATTACAACACGTTGGAGAATACGCTTGTTTCCAAGACCAGCTGAAATTACACCAATTCGTGTTCGATACATAGCTTATCCATCTGACTTGTTGGATGACTTTGATGTGCCTAAATCACCACATGATACTCATCGATACCTTGTTTATCGTGCATGCCAAGAATTTTTTATGAAGCATGACAATCAAGCAAAAGCGGTGTATTATGAAAGAAAGGCAGATAAAGAATTACAAATGATAGAAAACAAACACCTTACTCAAAGAAGTGCGTATTACATCAAAGAAGGTTTCAAAACAGGACCGCTACGTGTAAGACCATTCCAAACTTTGACAAAAACAACAGGTGCTGACGGAGCATAATCAATGAAGACAGACAGAAGACTTGAAGTATTTCCACAGAAAGGTGTGTTCATAGGACTACCTGCACCTACAGAAAGTGCCAATCGAATAGAAAACTTCAGATACGACCCAAAGAACAAAGCATGGCACAATCAGTTAGGTTATGAAAAACTTTTTAGTAATCAATCTGCTTTTTCACCATTTGCTGGCAGCGACCAAAGAGCTGTTGATAGTATTTACATGTTTCAACAACATTCAGGTGCAAAACAACAGCTTTTTTATGAAAGCAATGGAAAACTATACATGCTCAGGTTTGCCAACAATCTGAATGTAGAATTATTAGACAATAGAAAGGTGCCAACAGACAATGAACCACATACAAGTTATGAACCTTTTGGTCGTTATCTTATTATTACTAATGGTTTCGATGGACCGGTAAAATTTAGAGGCCAATCAAGTGGTGGTAATCCATCAGACTATGTGTATGACTTAGGATGGCGTAGCACACCAGGAACACCAACAGTCAGAACACCTGGTCCTGCCAACTCATCACTAACACCAAAAACATTTTTGGAAAGCACTGACACTTACATTAGTAATTCAGGTTTTACACAATACTTTGAAGACCCATCATACAGAGGTTTAGGAACACAAACAGACGAAGCAGTAAATCGATACATCTACAAAGTAACGTTTGTAAATGAAAACGGTTCTGAAAGTCCTTTATCAGCAGAAAGTAATGAAGCTAAATGGGAAAGTTCAAACTTGACCCGTGGTTCAACAACTGCAGTGCCTCTTCCTGGCCTTATCGTTCAGATACCCACAGGACCAAACGGTGTAAAGGCACGTCGTATCTATAGAACCACAAATGGAACGGACGACTATTTCTTCTGCAAACAAATAAATAACAACAGCGATACAATCTATACGGACTTCCTAAGTGATAGTCAATTAGGTGCTGCTGCACCATCAGCAAATGATAGTGTTGTATTTCCATCAACCTCAGCAAGGTTCTCAGCAGCTTTCAAAAATACTCTTTTTGTTGATGGTGGTGAAATGGACCCAACACGTCTGTATTATTCAAGGCCACTACAACCTGATACATACAGAGCTGATGACTATTTTGAGGTTGGAACCAGAGAAGGTGGAGACATCACAGCTTTGGCACCATACTACAACTCATTACTTGTATTCAGAGAAAATGCCATTGACCTTATTCGTGGTGATGGTGTAAATGGTTTTGAATTAGTGCCATTCATACAAGGTGTAGGCACATTATCACCTCACTCCATTGTTCCAATACCAAACATTGGTTTGTCCTTTCTTTCACAAGACGGTATCTACATACTGAAAGGTGGTTTGGATGGTGGTGCATCTTTATCATTGGAAAAAATAAGTCAAGGCTTACAAGAATTTTTTGACCGCTTGAGTAGAGATAAATTACCTGCTGCAGTTGGTGCATACTCACAAAAAGAAAGAGAACTACATTACTATCTGAGTATTGATGGACAACCAAGCCTGAACAAAGGTATCGTCTTTCATGTTGATAACAAAACATTTTCTGAAAGAGATAGTTTTCCTGTCAAATGTATTACAACAGACAAGGACGGTAATCTGATAGCAGGTTATGATGAGAACAATGTGTATTCAGGCGCACCTGCTTTATCAGCAGGTCAAGAAGCCAAAGGTGGTATCTTTGTAATTAGTGGAACCAGACAAATAGGATACAAATGGAGTGGTTCTGCATACGTTGATAATGATGACATACAGTCAAAATTTAGGTCATCATGGCATGACTTTGGTTATGGTCCAATCAAAAAACATGTCAAATACGTTTACCTTTACATACTAACCAAAGGCAATGTAGACTTAGCACTGGAAATTTACAAAGACAGAAGTTGGGCAAATTCACAACCAACAATTCAACAAAATCTGCAGAGAGCAGACCAGGCAGACCAAAATGTTTACGGAACAAATAAATGGGCAACAGCAGTGTGGGAAGACAAGTTATTGACACCACTCAGGTTTGACTGCTTCAATTCAGCATGCACAGACTTTGCCTTTGAATTTACTGCAAATCAACAGGTTGAGTTTGTAGGTTATGCTATTGAATACACAGTTGATAACACAAGAATAATAAGAGGTAAAGACTAATGCCATACAGATGGAAGAAAAACCAAATCCAAGATAAATGCTTGGTAGAAAGCAGACAATTTGATGAGAGTTATTCTAACTGGGCATCAGTCATAAATGGTGGTCTTGATAAGGACAACCTACCAATCAACTGTATTGATACAGCAAACTACATCGACCAATGTGTAGGTAGTATTACACTGAAAGATAACATTGCAAACCCTGAAGCAAACAACTACAGAGATACAAACTACGGTTTAGGACCTGCAAATTCAAATCCAAGAGCAAACAGAATTGTAGGTTTGACTTATGAACGAGACCCTATTCAATCAGGTGGTTCATTCTTTGAAATCACAAATCAAACAGTTGCTTGTGAAGATGGTATGTTGGACATTAGGTTCAAAGTAAATACATTCATTCCAATGTATTGGGCATA